AATCCAATCTTTACCTGTTGCTCAATGACATTCTGAATTAACTCAGGCCCATTAGGTAACTTAGTAAAAGTAGATATTTGAGATGAAAGTACCCCATTGGCATAGTCAACTTGCCTCTTCCTGGCAACACCTCTAATGTCGCTAGACTTTCCCCGTAAATATGTAGAAATGTCTGCCTGATACTGAGCAGATGCTGTTTTATTGGTAAAGTTGTTTAGCGTTTCAGAAACGTGCTTTAAAGACACAGCATTCCAACGCTTTGAAATATCTCGGTAGGTAGGGTTATTCTTGTCATCAAAGTGAGGCTGATTAATCATCTCATCATAAGAAGCATCTAAAGCCGTCAAGCTTGATTGGTAATTCTGCCCATACTGAGCAGTTGCTTCGGCCTTATTGCTCATTATTTGGTAGTCATCAACCACTTTAGTTAACGCTTGGGTTGTTTTCATACTTGCTTGTGCGGCAGACGATATAGCACCTAAACTAATTTGTTCAGCACCAGGCACACCTGTCTGGTTAATGTTAGGTATTCTCACGTTATTTTACCCCACCAATCATTTTTGTTGCCTATGCTGCCTATGTTAGAAATCAGTAGGCTTTCACCCTGGCTTCTCATTGCGTCTGCCTGTGCGCCTGCTCCTGCTCTTCTAGCTGAAGCGGTACGTCTGCCTTGTTCTTCTGTAAAAGCTATCTCACGCTCTGCTACGTTAGCTGCTTCAGCCATTACAGCCAGGCTTGATCCACTAGAAAGGTCAACGCCTGCTTTAGCATAGGCAACCACTCGCTGGCCTTGCTCTTGCTCAAATTTATACCGCGTCCTTCTAACTCGCTCCGCAGTTTCTAACTCTCCAAGTTGAGCATTCTTTTCCCCAGCCTCACGCATTTCAGATGATGCGCTGTCAGCGTCACTAAATTGTTTGATTGAACTGGCGATTGAAAAAAACGTCATAAGGCTCATAACTAATCTCCCACGCTCAATGTGCCAAACAGCGAAACGATATGACAGGCCAACGGCAAGTCTTGTTCGATTTCAATACGACCATCGCGGTCATAGCCAAGATTTTTCACATTTATGTCTTCTGAAATAACAGGCTCTTCGTTACCATAGTCTGTGCCTGGTGATCGCACAGGTGGACGTTGCCCGTTTATGATTGGGATTGCTGACTTTTCTAATCTTGCAAAGATTTCATTCCACCGCTTTTTCTTACCTAGCGTTGTGCCAGCCCCAGCATTTTGACCAGGCCGTGTTGGCGTAAGCTTAGATACATACTTTAAGCCGACTTTAATATCTGAAGCTGTGTAGTTAAGTGTGATAGCACCGCTAGAAACGACCAGATCGGGGTGTACAGCACCGTCAGCAGTAATTTGTACAGTCTTGCCTTCTAAGTGTGCAAGGCCGCTCACAGAGGCTGTAGCGCTGCCTGAGTAGGAGATCATTGAGTCTAGGAAAATGTCTGGGGTGTATAGCTCAACATATTGTTTAGTTGCCCCACCAATAGTTCTCTTGACTACGAACCAAAACTGATCGGGACCATCCTCTGAGATCACCGCTAGGCTCTTGTACTCGCCATCAGTAATGTGTCGATGCCACCCAATAACTTCTTGAGTTGGCTCATATGTCAGCATAAGTAGTGCCCCATCAGCCCGTAATCCTAGCAATATAGAATCGGGCACATGAGAGTAGCTTAATGATGTCAAACCACCTGTCGTGATGTGTTCAGCCAAGAAGGTTAGGTCATCAGATTGGAATGAGTCAGACTCCCACTTGTATGACACGTTACGAACTTGTGTACCTGATCGCTGAATAAAAAACACATCGGACCCGACATAGGCTGGATGTCCAATCTTTGACCCATAACTGGTCTGCCTACGCACATCTACGTTAGTTGGTGTCACTGCTGACTCGTTGCCGCCTGTAACTCGAAACTCACCGCCAGACGTACCTACAATTAGCACCCTCTGTGCCGCCATCCACTTGATGTTGTTTACTCTGTCGCTAGCAATAGCATAGCTCAGTCCATCATCGGCATTAGCACCAGGGTTAAAGTCTTCATAGATGCCTGGCTTACTTGCCCACAGGGTTTGAGGCTTGTGTGTCGTGCCCCCGTACCAAAGCCGCTGCTCATAGAACACGACTGCTGACGGGAAGCCTCTGTGGGTCGAGAACGCCCCCTCTTGCCATAGATTGGTGGCATTGGTGTCAGTAGGCATATACCCTAAATCTTTAATTGTGACGTTAGCCACTGTGGCTGATGCAACGCTATTTACGCGAACCCAAACCACCTCGCCTGTTGCATTGCCAGGGTTTGTATCTACCAGCCAATCAGTACCAACGTGGCTACTGTCAAACAAAGAAGCAGAGGCAGTGAGATTTTGAGTCGCAGCAGAGGTGCTGGCAAAAGCAAGAGTAAGGGCTTCGTTTTGGTTAACAGGTAAGAATGGGCCTTTTTTAAATACTTCATCAGCAATCGTCCAGCTTGCATGGGCAAGTCTTGTTAGTTTTCTGGGTAGGTGTGACGGGTGAACAATCCACATTACGTCAGCGTTCTGAGCAAACTGTAGCTCATTAACCTGAGAGTGAGTGTAGGTCGTTGTGATCTCATACGCTGCTGAGTTAGCTTGGACCTGACCACCATTGGTGTAAAAGCGAATGTAGTTATTGCCGAACTCTAGAACATAAGTCTGGTCCACACTAAACTCAAACGGTATTAGCCTGGTTGTATGCGCTGAGTTTTTTACTTCATTAATAAAGCGAGTACCACCACGCCTTTTAGCTCCACCGTGTGGCAGTGCCATAAAGTTTTCCATGACCTCACAGCCAGTGCTATATTTTTGTGAGTCAGTGCGCCCCATCAGTCTTGGTGATAACTCACCTGACGAAAAACTGTTGATGATCGGGGTCAGCCTCATGCGCGAACTCCCTCAAATATGGTGGCAGTAATCTCTTCTTGACCAACTTCTGCACCATCTGCTGAAGACGCTTCGTTTATAAACTTCTCTGACAGATTCCACATATCGTTTGAAAGTGCGCGATTCTGAGTCAGAGCATATGAAATCTCGGCAGCTATTCGACAGGCTAAAGCAAAGACTAAAGTCGGGTCGAACACACCAGGATCTGTAATTCTTGCAACATACTTGATGGTTGCGGTGTCGTTATTGCAGACCAGGGTACGGCCTTCAACGCGGTATAGTTGTGATTCTTGTAAGTCAATCACGGATAGACAGTATGGGTCGTTAGGTAGGCTGTATGCCTTATCAAAACCCCAAACTGGGTCAGTCGATAGTTGGGCTAGTGAGGCTCTGTTAATTGCACATGACCAAGGATGTGCGCGGAGAATAGCATCACGGGCATCAGCATAGACTGCGTTGCACACGTTAGCTTCCGTTGATCCGTCAGTGAGTGAGGTGATAGTGTTAGCACCAAGCATCGCTAAAGCCCTGTTACATATTGAAACTTCGCTAGCCATTTTACTTTCTCCAACCTCTATTCTTTTTCGGGGTCATAACACGCAAGTTTTTTGAAGAGTTATTTAATGGGTTACGATCCTTGTGATCAACATCCATATTATCGCCCTTGCTTACTCGACCAGATCCAATCAGGATACTTCTAGCCTTGTTACGAGATGATCTGCGCTTCCGCTGCTCAGGCTTTGAGTGATAATTGTCGTATTCCTTTCGATAATCTCTAGCCACTTAAAACCTCTTAAAAAAAAGGGGCGTATTTCAGCCCCCTTGATGATTACACGGAGCTTAGGACTCGGTGCAAAGTACCTCTACAACACATTCGTCTTGAACGCGAGTTGCGCCAGCGACAAATGACAAGTACACCTGGTGAGCGTATGACTTGTCTGGGCGAACATCGATCTTGGTAGTAACGTCCTTACCAATACCGAGGCCCATTGCACCCTTTGTAAATGCGAAACATTTACGTTGAGTTGATGCTAGGTTTAAACGCTCTGAGCGTAGGAATTTGAACCCCATGAAGGTATCAATATCGCCTTGAACAAGAGCCTTAACTGAGTTGTAGTCGCTAGACTTAACTTCAGTAGTCGCTAACAAGTTAGAAACCTGTTGTGAGCCTAGTACAAAGAAACGCTCTTCGTCTGGATCAACATCGTTGCCATCAAGAATCTCTTTAGCAGAAATCAATTTAGCAAGAGTTAAGCCAGCAGAGCCGTGCGCGATCTTTTGACCAGCAGGCAAAGCTACGTTAGACCCGTCACCATCGACAGCGTTACCAGTGGCAGCAGCGATTATTAAGTCATCGAAAGCCCGTGCCATACTTGCGGCTCCGCTGCGGGCATAATGGCTTTCAGGGGTGATCAACATACGGACTTTGTCTTCGTCATCGATCATGTCTGCCCAGTGGTAGTCGGTCATTGTTGCGACCCTACGGCTGTGCGGAACTTCCAAC